GTGGTAAATGGCCCCACCCTTGGCCTCGTTGGCGAAGGGAAGTACAACGAAGCAATTGTTCCGTTGCCCGATGGTCGTGCCATTCCAGTGCAAATGCAGGGCGATAGCGTTCGTGACAAAATGAACGGCAGTGGTAATGGCGGAGCAGCAGCAACCCCCATGTTGTCAATGAATTTTGAGACTACCACCATCAACAATGTGGAATATGTGAGTAGGGAACAGTTAGAGAAGGCTATGATGGAGACTAGAAGGCTTGCCACGCGAGATGGCGCAAAGCAAGGGGCCAACTTGGCCATTGATAAGATTCAACAAAGCCCGAGCACTCGTCGGAGAATTGGCATTTAATTACTATGGCTAATTTTCCTTCAATTAAACCAACTCGACGTAATTTTACGCTTGGTGAATATCCCACCAAAATTTATCGCTCTTTATCGGGCAAGACCATTCGCAGGAGCTTCGGCAACCGTCCTTATGGAGCAACGCTGGAGCTAGTGTTTGAAAATGTGAGCGAAGACGCATTGGCTGCTATATACAACCATTACCATGGTCAACTTGGCAATTCTTCCGGCTTTGCTTTGTCTGACGATGCCATGGCTGGCCTTACTACTGGAGGCAATACTACAAGACAACTAAAGGCCGGCTCTCCTTTCATTGTTTTGCAATCATTGGGCATTGGCAGTGGTAGCGCTTCGGAAATGCTTTGGTTTTATGAAGAGGCCCCGCAAGTAGAAAGCACTTATCGCAATTTAAGCACGATTAGCGTTAAGCTTGTCTCTGAATTTATACAATGACCACTCTTCGCATCGTTCAATATTTTGATTTATTGGCTATGACGGATACGGCTGCCACTGCAGCTAATTTGGCTGGCTTAAACCAAACCGATACGATTACGCTTGGCACTGATCCCAATACCGTTTACCATCGTTATCAAAATTTTTTCGTTAATGAGACCAAAATTTACAACAACCAATCCTATGCTTTTGCTCCATTTAGAGCAGAAGGTACGGTTAGCAATTTAGGTGGAGATAATACATTGTTGCAAGTTCTATTTCCAAATGTGGAAGTGGCGTTGCGTCTAGTTGAACAGGGTAATGGCAATAGACTTAGTCGTCTTGTGTTAACTACACAATGGCTTAACGCTAATTTTGCGCCAGTCAAAACATACGAAGAACGATATGTAGGAATTGGAGCAGCTTTTTCCGATACAACAATTGAGCTGAGGTTTCGGAGTGCAATGGATAGCGTGGGCACGCAATTTCCAGCGCGAACTTTAACACGTAATCTTGTAGGATTATTACCGTTAAGCGCTAGTGTTTCATTGCGATGATTAACTATAGCGATTTGATTGGATTGAAGTATAAGCATGCCGCCCGTTTTAGCGATGGCGAAGGCTTTACTGATTGTTGGCTTCTTTGCATGGAAGTAAGAAAAAGATTGGGTCTTAAGCATCTTGAAACATCTTATCCATGGGTATACAGGGATTACAAAGAGGAAGAGTTGACTATTCGGAAAATTTTAAGGTGGCTGCTACGTTTTGGCGAAAAAATTACAGAACCTAGGCCAGGGGCCATCTTTTATTTGCGTGGTGGAAAATCTTTATTGGCAATGGCCGTGGTAGCCGATGATGGTAATTGTTTGTTTTTAGGACCGAGTAAGATGGTAGTAGCTGCACCAATTTCAATGGTGCGAACAAAGTATTATTTTTGGGCGGATTAATGGACGAATATCGCGACAAATTGCTGCCTTATGAGCATCAATTAATTGATGCTTTGGGGATTACAAAAGAAGAATATTTGGATTTTGTTGCACAACAGCAAATTTATGCCGATATTAAACAAAGCACAATTTTAGACGCAAGAAATGATTTCGGCATAGCTGCCATTGTCTTAACAGTTGTTGGACTTATCTTTCAGGTGGTGGCGGCGCTAATTGCGCCTCCACCGGCCATCCCTCAAATTCGTGCTGCCACGCCAACGTCTGGTGGTGGCGTTCCCGCCACTCGCGATGAGCTTTTTGCCCCACGCTTTGGTTTCGACACGCAACAGCAGTTAGCTGCTTATGGCGATCCAGTAAACCTTGTCTATACGAACATAGACGCAAATCCAGATGGTGGTGTGCGCGTCGCCACTTCATTAATTTGGTCAGCATTATTAAGTTATGGAAATAGTCAATTGGTAAAACTATTGTTCGCCCTTGGCGGAGGGGGAATTGGAAGAATTAACCTAGCAAAAACGGCCTTCGGGCAAACGGCACTTAGCGGCTTGGTCGCTCAAAATTTTTGGATTTATTTTCGTGAAAATACCACGGGCAGCATCTTAAATTCTTATTTAAAACCACAGCTATATGGAATTGATGTGGCTGATCCCACCAGGATTGGTGATCAATCAACAAATGCATATTTAATCAGAAAAGGAGACGAGGTTTACCAAGGTTTTAGTCATTGTTATTCGCCGTCGTCCGCAAATCAATTTGGCATTTACGGTGCAGTGCCGATACATGTGGATTTATTTATTAGAAATGCTGGTGGAGATTTTGAACAAGACAATAATAGAATTTTTCTTTCCATTGAAAACGGAGCTGAATATATTGCATTGCGTGCATACGAGGAAAATACGTCTATGGTGGTCGGTTTAAGTCAAACAACCAATGCACGAGAGGGGCTAGCCACTGAAGAGGCGAAAGAGTCGAGAAGGTCGTTGGCGTCAGTTTTTGATAATTCTGGATTATTTAAATTTGGTTCAATTAAGGCAAAGGTTACAACTGTTTCTCGCGGAGATACAATTGATGGAGTCATGAACATCGGCTTTGTCATTGTTGAGCGCGGACTGGCTCCTTATGTGCCTTATCGAGCCGTAAAAGTAGAAGACGTAGATCCAAATTCTATTTTTAGCTATTTAACACCCGGTACTTATTTACATGAACGTCGCCAGCAATTCTTAAGAGCGGAGCAAGCAATTGTCCCAATTATGGACGAGGATTCGCTTTTTAATAGTCCTGCCGAGCTTTTGGCAAATGGAAATATTCATAATTATGTGCCTACTAATTGGGAATGCCATACAGAGACACACTATGTACAGACGGATGATAGCGGCTTTTGGACGGAAAGAGAAGTCTGCAATCCCACTGAATATGGTCATCGTGCGGCACGCCCCTTGACTGACGAAGAGCGCGTAATTTTGCAGTCCTATGTTGATCTTGATAATATTGCCGGACCAACTGCGCTAGGGGCGCAGCGTGATGATTATTTCAATACAAAAGCACTTGTTCGCATTGAAGAGGCTTTTTATCAAGTGGTTTCACCTTGTCACATTGTTGATTTTTCAATCAAAGCCAGGGTGTTTAAAAGGATTAGCGGAAGACAGGAAGAATATGGCAGCAATAGAAGGGGATCAGGATATAGCAGCGCCGATAATGGCCTCAAACATCGCTCTTCAATGTTTGTCGTAAAAATTAAAAGAACAACAGACTCTTCTTATTTATACGTGCCGGCAATATTTGTTATAAGACGAGCTGCAGATATTGAGAATTTTGTTTATTTGCGGTTTGATAGTAATCTTTATGGAGCAGCAGATGGTCAAAATTTTCAGTTTAAATTTGAACCAGTTTACGATGTAGTGGCAGAGGCAAATAAAACGTCATCATTAAGAACTTCAAACGGAAACATTCGATTTGCTTATTTAGAGAATAGCGGGACAGAGCAAACAATTGGCGTAAGCTTGTCTTTTGCGCCAGGCGCAATTATGCATTTTGTTGGCTCCATTAAAGAATCTCCATTATTTCCGCCAATTAATCAACAACCTGCCGGAACAAACGAATGGGATGTATTTAGCGTTAATTCTGACACTCAATTGCAATTTTCTTTTGACAATGGTCCAGAGTTAATGATTGCTGCAGTTACAGAGCAAATCATTGACTCTCATCAAAACTACCCAGAGTTATACGATAATTTATGTTTAATTGGTTTAAATTTATACTCGGGCAAAAGCGTTCAAGACCTGCGTTCTTTCAGCGTTTTTGCGGAACAAGGCCGCCTCTGCCGTCTTCTTCGCACATCTGGAACAATTAATGGGATTGCGTGGGGGCAACCGGGATTTCAATACCTTTCTGATTCAAGAAATGGTTATGCAAATACAGCTCCAGATATTTTTATTGACACCGTTCTTGATGTGCAAGATGGCATTGGTCGCCATGCCAGTGTTCATTCCATTGACCTAGAGCAATTAGCAAAAAGCAAAAAATTCTGTGAAACAAACAGCTTGTTTATGGATGGCGTGATTGCCGAGCCTGTGTCTTGGCGCCAATTCTGGGCACAAGTATCGGGATTTAGTTTATTAGAACTGGCAAAAATAGGTGGTCAAGATGTATTAATTCCGGCTGTTCCTTACGTGCAAAACACCGGCGCCATTACAAGGCAACTTAGTATTTCCGCATTGTTTAATCAGGGCAATATTATTGAGGAATCATATAAAGAAGAATTTATTGACTATGGCGAAAATACGCAAGACATGATTGTCACTGTCATGTATAGAAAAAGCGATGCAGAAGATACTTTCGGTACAAATACAAGCGTGGATGTGCAATTTGCTGATATTGTAGAAGCGAATGCTTCTCGTAAAACAATTGATGCATCTGCTTTTGTCACTCGTCGCCAGCAAGCTATTTTGATGGCTAAATTCCTATGTAATAGCAAGCGATATTCTCAGCGTGCCATTGAATTCAAGACATTTCCCACGGATAGCCCAGTGTTTCCCGGCGCTTATATTTACGTGGAACTTGCCCATAATCAATGGGACGGCATTTATACGGGCACCATTGAAGACGGCGGTAAGTTAAATTTACCAGTGGCTACAAGCGTGCCAAACGGAAGTAACTATTCTATGCTTGTTTATACGCCTGACGGAGGAGCATCGTCTACGCAATTGTTTACTGGCGTGACTGTGGCAAACAACCAAGCGCGAGTGGGAAATGATTTTGGCGCCTTCCAGAATTACGTGGGCAAGCTTTTTGTTATTGGCACTGTTGTCAACAATAAGCGTGTGTTTCGCGTAACTGAAGTGCAAATGGATGAAGAAGGCGAAGTGACCATTCGCGCTGTGCATCATGCTACTGATGGCAATGGTTTATCAATGATTTCCCGAGGATTAGCCGAAACAGTTAGTGGACTTTTCTTAATTGATGGTCGTCCAGAATAGACTATGTATAGAATGTATTTATTAGCGATTTATTGACATGGCCTTTTACACTGGTCGTTCTGGTAGTTTGTCTTTTGGCACTACGGACAGCACCGCTCCTTCTAGTAGCTTGAGCGCTCCTACCAATGTTCGTCAGGTGGCCAAAATTCGGGACTGGTCGCTTGATACCACTGTTGAATTGATTTCCACTAATTCCATTGATAGTGGCGTTAATACATTTACGCCTGGCATTAAGGGTGCCACTGGTAGCGCCACATTAATTTACTACCGACTGGAAGGCAATGAAAGCAATACTTTGTGGTCGTTTGTGAATTTGCTGCAAAATTCCATTATGAAAACTGGCAATATCACAGAAGCTGATCGTCTCTTTTTTGAACTGAATACTGGCGGAGATAGTTCTGACGATATTAAATTCTGGGGCTATATCACTTCTGCTGGCGTGGCGGTTTCCACTGGTGAACTCTCGACTGTTCCCATTCAATTTACAATGGATGGGGACTTCGTGGAAGTTTTGAGTTAATTTAATGACTTTCTTCGCTGGTCATACGGGCACAGTCCGCCTGCGAAGGAATTCGCAAGTGGTTTCATTTAATAGTGAAATTACGCCAGACGATGTAAATACCATTTTGAATCGCCTAGGTTTTGATGGTAGTCTGGAAAATTTAACAACTGGTGATCGTATAACGATTTCCACCACTGATACGCGAAAGCTTATTTGTTTTCCCGCTGCAAACTGGCCTAGTGTTTTGCAGGTGCAGGAATCATTTGCCGCCTATGTCAACGTCAATTTATATGGTGGCTTAAGGTTTTTTCGCACTTTTGAGGGAAGCGTTAACAATGATCGTGATTTAGAACTGCCATTGGCAGCTTTTACTGGTGCTCCGATTCCCATTCGTGTGGAAATTGAAGATACTGATTTCAACGTGGCAGGAAGCGTCACTGGTTTTGATTTTCAAACTGAGCGTGAAGCCATTGAAACCACTTCATTGAGCGATAAGTTTAAGCAGCAATATACAGCGGGGTTGATTAGTGGTAGTGGATCATTAGATGCATTGTTTGACCCAAATGTTAGTGGGCGCCAAGAAACTTCTTTATTGCTATTGCAACTCATCCAGCGCGTGGAAATTGGAAGTGCTTTTGAGGCTCAATTATTTATTACCAATGAGAACGTTTATGGCAGTGATTTAGACGTTTATTATCAATTTAATGCCGTTGTAACTAGGGCCGGCGTAGAAGTGAGAGGCGACAATATTATTTCTGCCTCCATTGATTTTCTTTCCACTGGTGAAATTAACTTAAAAGTAGGCGTTGCGCCTAGTGATATTATGCTTCAAGATGGCGGCAGGATTCTTCTTAATACATTTGGCACGGACGCATTGCGTTTGGAAGTGGATGATTAATGCAAGGATGGCAATGGTTAGAATTCTTTTAATAGCACAGACATTGTAAGATGGCCGACCAGTCAATCTCCCAGCTTAATTTACTTGCTGCTGGATCACTGGCGGCCAATGATGAACTGCCGATTGTTGATATAAGCGCTAGTGAAACTAAGAAAATACGTGCTGCAAGCTTAGTTGAAGCTGGTATTGCTTTAATTACTGATGGCAGCATTGATTTAATCAAGCTTAATCAGGCCAGTGCCGCAAAAATTGGCACTTCTGCTTTAGCAGATAGCCTAATCACCTCTGCAAAGTTAAACGACAATAGCTCGATTGTCGCCGCGTCAACGTCTCCTGCGGCCAATAATTTTACGGGCAAGGGCTGGTTTCGTTCCACCGACCAAAATCTCTATATTTATTCTGCTGGAGCCTATCAGCAAGTGGTTATGCCAACGGCTGGTATTGCCGATGGCGCCATTACCACTGCCAAAATTGCGGCAAATGCTGTTACTGACGCCAAAATTCAAAGTGGAGGGCTCACTGCAGCAAGCATTGCTTCCGATGCAATTACTACTGTCAAGATTCTTGACAGCAATGTAACAACTGCCAAAATTGCCGATAGTGCAATTACTAATGCAAAAATTGCCGCTTCAACCATTGATGGCACAAGATTAGCAGCAAGCGCTGTTGGAACTGCTGCTTTAGCTAATAGTGGCATTACTAGTATTAAATTTGCCGCTGGTGCTGTTGATACCACGGCATTAGGAAGTAGCGCCGTTACCAATGTAAAAATTGCAGATGCAACCATTGCCTATGCCAAGCTTAATTTGGCGGCTGGTGATGTGCCAGGCAGTAAAATTACGAGCGCAACAATTAGCGGGCTTCAGTTGGCAACTTCTGCTGTTGCCACGACGGCCATTGCTGATAGTGCAGTTACTGCTGCCAAAATTGCTACCAGTGGGGTTACTGCTGGCAAGATTGATACTAGTGCCGTTACTACTGCCACAATTGCTGCGGCTGCTGTAACAGCCGCGAAAATTGGTAACGAGGCTGTTGGTACTGCTGCACTAGCAACAAGTGGGATTACGACGGCCAAGTTTGCCGCTGGCGCTGTTGATACAACTGCGCTTGGCATCAGTGCAGTGACAACGGTCAAAATTGCGGATAGTGCTGTCACTTATGCAAAACTTGGGCTTTCTGATGGTGACATTCCTGGCAGCAAAATTACTAGCGCAACCATTAGCGGTTTACAAATTAGCACTGGCGGTGTTTTGACGGCAAATTTGGCTGATGGCGCTGTCACTAATGCCAAAATTGCTGCTACTACCATTGGAGCCGGAAAATTTGCTGCGGGCGCCATTGCAACGGCTGACATTGCAGATGATGCTATTACTAATGCCAAAATTGGTGACAATGCAGTGGATACGCTGCAAATTGCAAACAGTGGCATTACAGCAATCAAACTTGCCAATAGTTCTTCTACTGTTGTTCAAGCTAATGCTCCCGTTAGCAACGGCACGTTTACTGGCCAGCAATTCCTAGACACTTCCACTGGTTATGAATATACGTGGAATGGCAGTAGCTGGCAGCGTCAAGCGGCAATCAATAACATCACTTTTAATGATTCCACTCCCATTGCTTTTTCTGTTTCCTATCCAGATAATTTCTCGGCTGTTATCACTTCGTCGTTAGATAATCAAGCGGCAAATCGCTTCTTTGCCGGACCAACAACTGGCGCCAACGCCGCGCCAACATTCCGCGCAATGGTAGGGGAAGACTTGCCCCTTGCGACTAGCGGCACTGTTGGCGCAGTACGGCCCGGCGCCGGCCTTCAAATGGGCAGTCCCGGCATTATTCAGCATTCAAATAATACTACTGCGGGAACCTATCGGGGAGCCTTCACCATTGATGCACAGGGACACGTTGTTTCTGTTGCCAATAATTTAGTGCCTGATGACATTCCAAGCCTGGACGCAAGCAAAATTACCACTGGATCATTTACAAGTAGCTTTTTGGCGCCAAATAGCGTTACGGCCCAACAACTAGCTGACTATGGCATTGCACAAGTTAGTGAAAGTGCGCCAACGCCTGAATTTGCTGGCCAGTGGTGGATCAACCCTAATGACCGTTCAGCATATATTTGGGTGGGTGCAGTTTCGCCTACCCCCGAAGGTTATTGGTTGAATCTTGGCTATGGCAGCCCCACGCAAATTAACTTACGATTTGGCGGCACTTATAACGCCTCTGGAAATACTGTACAAAGCATTAATAGTTATGGTATTGAAGCTGGACTAACTGTTGGCCAGCCACTTTCAAGTCCCAATACAAGCAATAATGGTGTTTATTTAATTTGTACATCTTCAGGCGTAGGCGTCACTCCTGCTCCTAATCAAAACCTTGCCATTGGCAACTGGGTGTTGTCTGAGGGCGTTGGTTCAACGTGGACAAAAGTCACTTTAAGTAGTGCTGTTGCTGGCATTGGTGATCAAGACGTTCTGGTTGATGGCAGTGCTCTTGTTCCAGTGGCGTCTGGTATAGCAAGTCAAGAAGATTTTAATGAAAGCGTGTGGGCAAAAGTGCAAATTGCAAATACTACCACTGCAGGCATTGTTCGTGCTTCTACGGAGGTGGCAGTGGCTTCCGGAACTGGCGTGATGAGCATTGGCACCGTAGACGATGGTTCTTATTGAGCCACGTTATGGGAGCTAAATCATGCATATTCCACAAAAGTTTGTCTATGCAGGCAAGGAAATTCCTCCTTATGGCAATCCAGGACAAGTATTAGTCAAGACAGCCACTGCTTTTTACTACACGGCATGGGATGATTTAGACCATTTAATCAATGACAGTAATGCGGAGATAGATGAGGGCGAATATTATTAGAATGTGAAAGAATTAATCGCCACCATTTTGGTCTAGGCACATGGCTTCCATTCTTAAGCATCTTCGTTCGTCCACCGCTGATAAGCGCCCCACTGCATCGGGCCTTGCTGATGGACAAATTGCATTAAATACGGCGTCAGGGACGCCTGCAATGTTCTTTAAAGACAGCGCAGGAAATATTGTAAAAGTTGGCCCGGCTCATATTGGCACAACTGCTCCCAATATATCGCCGGCTGGCAGTGCGGGCAATTCTGACGGTGAACTTTGGATTGACGAAAGTCTTACCACTCGTGGTTTGAAATATTACGATGGCACTGCATTTGTCAATTTAACGCCTTCTGGCACGACCAGCACTGTTGGCTTGGTTGAACTTGCCACTGATGCCGAAACACAAGCCGGCACGGACAATGTAAGGGTGGTTACGCCGTCTGGTTTACAGAGCAAAATTAGTAACTCCACTTCCACTACTTCCTCTACCACCATTGCTTCTTCTACGGCTGTCAAAAGTGCTTTTGATTTAGCCAATGCTGCATTACCCAAAGCTGGTGGCACGCTCACTGGAGAGTTGTTAATTAGCCCTAGTGGTAGCTTGGTTTTTGAAGGCAGCAGTGATGATAGTTTTGAAACGACAATTGCCGTTACCAACCCTACGGCTGATCGTACTATCACTTTCCCTAATGTAACGGGCAACGTTGTTACCACCGGCGATAGTGGTACTGTCACTAGCACAATGATTCTTGATGATACCATCGTCAATGCTGATATTAATAGTGCTGCTGCCATTGCTCATAGCAAGCTTGCCAATATTACGGCTGGTTCTGTTTTACTTGGCAATGCAAGTAATGTTCCAACTGCCACTGCATTAAGTGGCGATGTAACAATTAATAGTTCTGGCGTTACTGCTATTTCCGCTGGAGTTATTGTCAATGCTGATATTAATGCTAGTGCTGCAATTGTTGACACAAAATTAGACACAATTTCTACTGCGGATAAAGTGAGTCTGTCGGCGCTAAATATTGATGGAGCCACTGATATTGGCGGCGCTTTAGAGAATGGCGATTTATTTATTGTTGACGATGGAGCGGGTGGAACCAACAGGAAAGCACAAGCTTTCCGAATGGCACAACTCACTTATAGTGGCGTCACTGGAGACATTACTGTTGCATCGGGGGGCACAGCCGCCATCTCTGCTGGCGTTATTGTCAATGCCGATGTAAATGCTTCTGCCGCTATTGCCGGCACCAAAATCTCCCCTGATTTCGGCAGCCAAACTATTACCACCACCGGCGTTGTTAGTGCAGCACTTGGCGCTGCAGCAACTCCAAGCCTGACTTTTACCGGCGATCTCAACACCGGCATTTATTCCCCCGGCGCAGACCAAGTAGCCATCAGCACT